CTAATCCTTTACCTTTGATTTTAATTCCATTAAACCCAACGATATCTTATATTTATCTAATTCTTGATCTATCTTATCATTAGAAGTTAAATTGATATCTCCATTATGTTTAGAAGTCTTCAATCCTTCAGCAAAATCAGTAAGTACTTTATAAGCTACATCTCTAGCTTTTTCTCCTCCTGCTTCCTCAATGGCATTTCCAACTTTTTTTCCTGTTGTTCTTACTAATGGAGAAGGTAAGATTAATAAGATAACACCTAATAATGTGCTCAATAGAAATGGATTTGTAAATATTTCTTTCATTTTTCAACTCCTTATAATTCTCTAAATACTTCTTGATAATTTTTAGGAACTACTTTTACAATTGGGTTTGGCCAACTGCAGAATAAATTCCTTTCTGACATTCTTCTTCTTAGTAATCCTTTGGATCTCTTTTTAGCTGCCTTGGACCACAAGTTAAAGATCCGGCATGCTCCTATAAAATTTTTAGAATTGATTTCTTTTACTATTGAAGATCTCCTAAAGCTAGATCCTCCAATGTTGTAACAAAGAGAGACCAGAGCATCATATTGACATTGATTAATTTTTTTTATCATTATAACTTTTTTGACTACATTTTCATAGGTTCTTAATTGTCTTTTTAGTTCTATCTCTGCTACTTCTAGGCTCATAATATCCCCTTTTTTGACTTTATGACCGTTAACTTGAGTAAATCCCCACCCAATAGTTAAAACTCCTGCAGGGCATAAATACGCTTTCATTTCGTAACTTTCGAAATGCTTTAAAAGATCTATACCTTGTTGAGATATTTTCATATTTTACCTCCTATCTTTTAATAGGTCAATAGCTATTTTTATATGTTCAAGTAGGCTTTTATGATCTTCTTGATGATTTTTAATATATGTTTTAAAATCGCTTTTATCCACCTTTTTGTCATCTAAAAACCTTTCCATACTTTTAATCTCTGTTTTGATTTTGCCTTGTTCTCTCCAAAGGTATAAACTAAATAAAATAATGATGACAATTAATCCTTTTAATGGATCTTCTAAAATTAAATTAAATAATGGTATCATTTAGCCTCCTAGTTATAATAATAGTTAATTCGATCTGATCTTTTAGGATATATTTCTTCTATTGATATGTTTATATTTATATAATTATTAGGAACATCTTTCCAAGCTTTATGCCATACTTTAATGTCAGCACTTTCATCTTCTGTTAATTTTTCTTCTATCCCCATAAAAATATTATTAGCTAATTTTTGATAAGCAGCATATTCCTTTTCCCTCTGTGTTCGAGCTTTTTCTTTTTCACTATCTAAAGTTACTGTTCCTTCATTGATATAGTCTTGCCTTGTCTTATCTACTATTTGGTCATCTACAATCTTTTGAGAGTAACTATCATATGAAACTATCTTTCCATTGATAAGAACTTCTCCATCATTTAAAACTCTATCTCCTCTTTCTAGTTTTTCTTCTTCAGTTGCACTTCTTATGGAATCACTTTCTTTTATGTAAGTAATAAAATGAGGAAGATCTTCTCCATGAAATTCTAGTGCATTCCCTTCAAAATATTCTTTAAAGTTTTCTATTTTTGTTTCTGACGCTTCATATACTAAAGAGATTCCCTCTTTAGCTTTTTCTCTATCTAGATATATGTATTTTTTCATTACGCTATCCTCCTCCAAATATTAACCACTCTATACGGGTTCATGATATTAAATGCTGATCCACTACCACTGCTTCCTGTTGTCCCTGAAACCGTATGATTATGATTTCCAGTTGTAGAAGTATTGGGGTTTTGATAATTTGTATACGGACTTGCTCCACCAGTATTTTCCCCACCTGCATTATTAGTGTATGCGGTCTTAATTGTATTATCAGATTTTGTTTTAACTTGTGCTCTACTATCACCACTTCCATATCCACCTGATAAGCTGTGTTTATGAGAAGGCTGTGTATGAACATGATTATCTACTCTATGTCTATGATTTCCACCTTGATGATAATGGTTTCCAGTAATATTAGTAATTCCACTAAATCCATGTGTATGAGCAGCTATATTAGCCAATGTTAATGCTACAGTTGATCTTCCACCTTGTGTTCCTAATGCATAACCACTAGAAGTTCCTAATAGTACTCGACCTTCTAATTTGCTCCATGTAGTCCCGGTCCATTTAGTTGCAGGATTAGAGGTTGATTCTGTTATCCAATAATCTCCTATTCCATAGGGACAACTTGCTGCTAAAGTGTAAGCTTGGTTAGCTTTTGTTTGAGCTGAATTAGCAGTATTTTGAGCTGTTGTAGCTTTAGTTAGTGCTGTCGCTCCTTTATCATAAGCGACCTTTACCGCATATGCTGAAGCTACTAATACTTTACTAGTTGAACTTATTACATGAGAAAAACTTCTATTAAAAGCATTTTTCTTAGTGAATGCAGCTTCTCCACCTAAATCAGTAGCTCTTTTATTTCCTTCCATTACTGTTCCTAAAATAGTTCCAAATGATTTATTAAAAGCTCCATTCTTATTAAATGTATTTTCCTTAGTTGCGAGACCTTCTACAAGGTCTTTTATGGTAGCATAGACATTACTTTGATCTATAACTGCATTGATAGTTGCTGCACTTGAAATATAGGTAACGATATCTTCTACAGATTCAATTATTCCACTAGGTTCATTTGGAATAAGGTTTGGTGTATCTGTATCACAATAAGAATAGAGGATCTCTGTTCCATCTTCTCCCCTGGCATAAACTCCTATCTCTCTTAGGTATATATCATCTGAAAATCCTTTATTATTAAAAGATATTCTTATTCTATATCCTCCATTAGATAATTTAGATGTACTAGTAATACTTAAAATTTTAAAACTATCTACCAGAGAAGTTAAAGTTTCTTTATTAGTTCCTGGAGAAACTATCCCTTTACCTATCTCTACCTTTGTAAAAACTATTACTTCTCCTAATATAGCTCTAGCTAATAATTCCTTTCCCTTATTGGTGAGGACTGTTCCTGTGTATTTAGCCATTTATTCCTCCTAAATATTTTTCAAAATCTGAAGCCACATTAGGATCTAATGGAATAACTTCATAAAGTGATGAATGAAAGAGAGTCCCAGAGTAATTTACCCCTTCCCATTGGCTACTGACTATTATTCCATCTAGGGAACTTCTCTCATTTTTAGTCATATTGATTGATTTATATAGTTCTTTTAGTTTTTCGCTTGTTGGTGGTACACTTCCAATGATTTTAAAATGATATGGAGATCCTCCATATTCTGGCCATTCTAATAGTTCAAAATCACCATGGATATCTTTCATTGTTTTTTCGATTGCATACCTGGTCCCTTTGGTTTTCCTTACGATATATGCGGTTTCTACCAAATTAGCTTTAATATCTTTAGAAAGTGTCTGTTCATATCCTTCTACTCTCCATTGATAGGCTAATTCATCTAAGATAGGTTCATCTAAGACTTTAAAATCACCATAGAGAAAAAGATTCTTTTCTTTACTATTAATCAAATCTAACTCTTCCTGGATAACCTGAACCAAGAATTTTATCTCTTCATCTTCCTGAAGGAAATTAGGCAGAAGTCTAAGGATAGAAATATCGTCTATTTTAATCATCTTCTACTCCTCCATATCTAATATTTAAATTCCTTTCCTTGGCCACTTCAAATGAGTTAACTATTTTGAAACTAGGGGAAACTATAGTAACTCTTTTAGCTCCTGCACTTCTTACTAAATATATTAATTCTGTAGGAGTAATGTCTCTTTTCAAAATTCCTTTTTGCCAAATAATATATTCGCTTACAGCCTTATTTACTTTATCTTGTATCTCATTTACTAGCCCTACATTTCTACTAGAAATATAGTATGTAAAGTCTATATCATAATCTATTTGCACAGGCTTATTAACTGCTAGATTATCTGTTAAAGGTCTTCTTTTATCTGCATTACAAGTATCAAATACATCTTTAATAACGCTATCTGTAGGAAGTTCTCCACCTGTCATTAGAGGAGTTATACGGACCGTTCCTGGTGTAGTCATTTCTACATTTACATCTATGATCTCTTGATTAGCAGTTTTCGCCCAATAGATATATCCATCTCCTGGACCTGCAGTTGAAAATTTACTTGGAGCTGTTCTGATCCTTTCTTTTAAACTCTCATCTGATTCTATCTCAGCTCCTCCTTGAGATATTTCCATATTTATTACGGATTTAAAAAATGAGAATGGATCGACTATCTTATTTATTTCACCTGGAAGGTATCCATTACCGATAACTCCTTCTTCAGTACAAATGGCAATAATTTCTTTAAAAGTTTCACCTGGCTTAAATTCAAAATATGGTGTTAAGAAATACATATTATTTCCTGGTGTAACTCTTACTGGATTAACACCTAAAAGATGCTGTTTTGCTTCTTCTATCTCAAACTTTAAAAGTACACTTGCTTTTTTAGCGCCTAACCTATCAGTATCAGTAAAAGCACCCATCTCAGTGGCATAATCTCCCTTTGTATACCTCAAAAGATTCATTTTTAAACCTTCATTAGTAGTTTCATTTCTGATGAAAAGAGAGTAAGCTACGGTCTGAAGGAGCCATCTTCTTTCATCTGCTAACCCTAAAGAAACACCACTTAATTCTTCATATTTTTTGATCATTCTTCCAAGGATCTCTTCGGAACTTTCATTATGGATATTTAAATCATTCAACTATACTCACCTCCATGATGGGTTTAAAAGATCCCCTTTGATGATCTGTTACGTATTCAATCTTATGTATTTTTAGTCTGGGTTCATATTTCTTAAATTGAGTTTGTATATTCATCAAGGTAGCGCTTCTATTTAGTGGTGAATCTACTATATCTCCATCTATCCCTATTCCCCTGGCTAAGATTACTTCTCCAATAACTACAGAAAGGATATTCCTTCCATTTTGAAGTATTCTATCTATTCCGGTAGCTTTTAAATCAATTTTATTTTGTGGCTCTAATGTATAGGTCATTTTTATCACCCCTATCTAGATATAGCTCCTTGATTAAAATCGTTATGAACTATTTTTTTCTTGGTTACTTTTTTAGGTTTAATTACTATATCTGTATTTTTGTATATTATTTCTATGTATTCTTCTAAAATTAAGGAAACATCTATCTTTCTTACCTTTCCACCATTGGTTATATACTCATATCCTGCATCATAAGAAGTGATGACATATTGGCCACTTCCTACAGGTTTATTTCCTAAGTTGAAATCTAGTGTTTCGCCAATATTCTTATACTTATTCAATTTTTTTAGAAGTTCTTGAGGATCTACTCCAAAATCACTCCTAAGACTCATTTTGAAACTAATAATATCAGTTTTTAAATCAATAAATTCAAGAGCAGGTTTCTGTCCTTTACGGGTATGTTTTTCATAGTTAGCTCCACCACTTCGTTTTAAGTTGGTAAAATTTAATATCTTTTTATTCTTTCCATCAAAGGAGACTTCAAATGGTATATCTCCTAATTTTCCTATCATTTACTCACCTCGATTTCGTTGTTTAAGAAATATGAATTCTAAATTTGACTTTTACAAATTTATAGGGGATACTCTGATTGAACTCACAGTTTTTAGAGTTTAAACTTTCCTTATTAAGTCGCCCTGGCATTTCATAGTCAGGGCTATTTAATTGCTAAAATATTTTATAAAAATAAATTTGATTTATTGTGATTTATAAGGAATAATAAATTATGAATATATTTATATATATTCTTTTCCCTTTTCAAAGCCTTGATTTCCTAGAGTCAGGGCTTTTATTAATTTTTAATTAAAAAATAACTAAAATAAATTTGATTTATTGTGATTTATAGTGAAGAATACGGTAAGGAGAATATTTTTTCTTTCATTGTTTGTCCACCCCCTTTAAAAAAAAGCCTTGATTGACTTTATCAGGGTTTTTTTTATGTAGAAATGTTACTCGGGTATTGTAGTTGGTCTATTTTCTGCATCTTTATGTTTATGAAGATCTATATCTCCCTTAGGAGTTGTTAATTTGCTTACTCCTACTTCTTTAGCAGTGATATTTTTAGCAGTTGTAATTGCATCTATATCTACTGAAGTTCCTGCAATGGAAGTAGCCTTGGCATTAATAGTCAGATTATCAGTAGTCATAACTATATTTTTAGAAGATATATTTATATTATTAGCTCCCTTTATATCTATGTCTCCTACACAATTAATTTCTAATAAATGTGTTTCAAAATTATATTTAATCTTAGTTCCATCTGGAAAGACAATATATTTCATCTTGCCGGTATCTTTAGGAAGATTCTTTTTACTTGAATAACTCCCTAAAATAAATCCTACTCCTTCATCTGAACCGGGTAAAAAAATACAAACTACATTTTCTTTTATACTTGGCATTGAATAACTTCTTTCTGTATTTGTATGATCTGTTAAGACTTGTAAAGGTTTAGATATGTTTCCAGGAGTATCATCAAATTCTACCCTTGCTGTGGTCGTCTTATAACTTATAGATGATACCTTTCCAGTCCTTAAAAACCTAAACTCCATTAAAAGTCCAACCTCCTTCTCATATTTAAAATACAGATATATTCTCTCGTAATATCATGAGTAACTGAAGTAATTAGATAAACTCCATCATATCTTCCAAATCCTAAAATTCTAGCTGTAAGTCCTGCCAAATATTCCGGATCTCCCATATGAGATATTTTCATTTTTGTTTCATTTTTATTCATATTTCTAAGTATCTTTTTTGCTCGTTCATTTAAAAACTTTTCTTTTTCTTCCTTAGTGGTTCCTATAACTTTAGTATCTACATTTTTATAGAGAATTTTTCCTGTTTTCACTTTATAGAATGAACTTGTAGGAGCCTCATATTTGCTTTTTAAGAGTTCCCCTAGGATAGGGTCATAGAATGTTAGTTCACAGGCATCATAGATCTCTAAATCATCACATTGAAGGTTATATCTCTTCAGATCTAACTTATTAAAAGTAATTACTGTTTCTTTATCTTCATATACCTTTTCATCAAAGATAATAATCTTATCCATAGTTATCTTTAGAGCCATTCCCTGTTCTTTTGATATTCTAGATAATAGACTGGCATCTGATTCTTTTAATTGATTTACCTTATCAAAAGTAAACTCTTTAGGACAATCATAAAATAGATCCATGGAATATTTTTTTGATATTTCTTGTGCTATTTCTCTTAAAGATACATTTTCCCAAGTATTATCTTTTTTTACTCCCTTGAGATCCTTGGTTATGTCTATAGAAGTTCCTGAGATACTCATGATATCTGGTATCCCTGAAAAAGATAGATCATCTATGGTAAATGTTCCACATTTCAAGATTCTATTATCCCCTTCATTTCTCCAGTTAATTACTCCTATCTCAATTTTTAATTTATCTCCCTTTAAAATAGCCCATTCTTTTATCCATTTATCCCCTGTAAGGCTAAGAGTTACACTATCACCTTTATCTAGATTATCCGTGTATGAAAACCCTTTGATGTATTGAGATATGTCTCCTGTGATATCTTTCCCTTCATAAGTTACAGTTATATAGGTTCTCCTGGATATCATGGCTGCCTCCAAGGTGGAAGGGCTAAGTTTTTAGTATTAGGAATATCTGGACATATTAATTCTATCCCACCACTGAAGATAGCTATATTCATATATCTAGGATTAGCCCTTATTAAGGATTTAGAGAATTTATCTTCTCCATAAACTTTAAAACTAATATTATCCCAAGTATCTCCCTGGATAGTTTTGTATATATCTACTTCTCTAATCAAAACTTACCCTCCTTTCAAATTTTGCGTGTTTACTTATTGTTTTTTCTACTATTTCTTCCACTATTTTTGCTAGATCTTCACTGGAACTTTTTAATATCTCAGTTATATTATCTATACTCCCTTGAATAGTAGGATTGTAATCTATCTTAATTTCTATCTTGTTTTCAATATTTGTCTTTAATATTTTCTCTTTAACATCAGAAGCTATAGCCGGTATCCCTTTTCCTGCAAACATTCCTAGTTTAGCTCCTGCGTTATACCACAAATTTTTAGACTGTTTACTTCCATCATGAGGGATAATTGATTCAGGAGTTTGGCCATCTCCTACTAATGCTAAATGAGGATTACTTACTACTCCACCTTTTGCATAGGCTGGAACCTCACTCATATTTTTCTTTTTATTCCAATTACCAGATAAAACAGAATTTGATTTTTGTCTTCTTAAATTTCTATTTTGTAATGGTTGATCTGTTAATTTTGATGTTTTAATTTGCTGAAGACTAGGTAATTCTTTTGTTTTTTCTCCTTTAAATTTCTTATACCAACCGTATATTCTTTTAATACCCTTTAAAAACATACCTAAAGGACTATATTCAAATACTTTAAATATTGGGGATTTTTCAAACACATCCCATAACTCTAAAGTTTTATCTTTCACTTTCCCAATATTAGTTTTAAAGCTATTCCATAGTTCTATAGTTTTAGATTCGATCTTATCAAAATTCTTATAGATTAAATATCCACCTGCAGCTACTGCAGCTAAAATTAAAAGAATCGGATTAGACATTAATGCTGTAAAAGCAGTTCCTAGGGCTCCTACTCCAAAAGTAGCAGCTCCTAAAGCTAGGTTTACACCTACAAAACCTGTTACTGTTAAAGTTAGAAACTCTGTTAATCCTGGGAATTTTTGTGCAAACCCTGTAATTATCTGCGATCCTTTAGTAAATAGTTTTGTTAATACCTTCAGAGGTGGTAGTAAAAAGTTAGTAAATGCTAACCCTAGATTAAGTAGTGATTTACCGAATATTTTTAATTGGGCTGAAGCAGTAGAATTTACATTATTAAATTCTTTATTTATACTATTAGCCACTTTTTTCTTGTCATTAATCATATCTAAGTTATTTTGTAGTTTTCCTAGTTGATTGGATAATGGTAATAGTGCTCCAACTGCTTCTTCACCAAATAGCATAGATCCTATGGACATTCGCTTACTTTTATCTACATTTTTAAAAGCTCCTAGAACTTTTTTTATAGTACCCATGGAATCTTTTTGCATATCTTTGGCTATCTGACCTGAATCAAACCCCAGAGCTTCAAAGGCTTCTTTCCTACTCTTACTAGCGGAATCTCCACTACTCATAGTGGAATAAAGTTTTCTTAGTGCAGTACTGGCAGTACTTGCATCTTTGACACCAAAATCAATAAGACTAGCTCCTAAAGCTGCAGTTTGAGATACCGTTACATTAGCTATTTTCCCTAAAGGTCCCATAGCTGTTACAATATCACTTACTTGATCCGGTGTAACTTTGATATTATCTCCTAATGTATTTATCTGATCTGCTAACCCCATTACTTCTGATTGAGTCATCTTTAGTGAAGTTCTCCAGGTAGCTAGATTACTTCCGGCTTTACCTGCATCAACACCAAAGGCAACGGCTACTTTAGAAGTATCTGCAGTAAATTCAGCTAATTCTTTCTGTTCTATACCTGCTTGTCCTGCTGCAGCTGCGATAGCATAGATTTCACTATTCATTAAAGGGATATCTTTAGTTGTATTCAATAGTTCTTTTCTAAATTTTTTTATCTCTGTAGGATCAGTGATATTAAGTTGTTTTTTTACATCTGCAAATGCAGCTTCATCATCTATAGCTAGTTTAACTCCTACACCGATCATAAGAGCAGGAGGCATCATTTTTTTCATTCTATTTTGTCCATTCTCTTTATAGCCTTTAAATCTTTTTTGATTTTTTCTTATTTTTTCTTGAATTTTAAGATTCCTTTGCATCCTGTCTCCAAGTTTTTTTTCACCTTTAGATAACATCCATACTCTTGACTTAGCTTTAGATAATTCATTACTATACTTTTCTGTTGATTCTCTTGATTTATCTAAACTTTTCTTTAATTGTTTCTGTGTTTGTAAGGCTTTCTTAAATTCAATAGTTGATGCTTTAGTAGCTCCCTCTGATCCATTAACTTGAACTTTTAATTCTTTTATCTTATCTGCCAATAATTTAGATTCTTTAGTATTTTTTTGAAATTCAGTACGACTTTTAATGAATTGATTCTCTAGTTTAGAACTTTCTTGTCTTGCTTTTCCTAAAGCTTTACTTTTTGTTTTCATCTGCTTCATTTCGAAACCTAGTTTTTCTAGTTCCTTAGAAGCTTTAGAGAAACTTTGTTTTACAGATGGATTAAGGGCTCCACCTATTTTAATAATAAAATTTCTATTCATCAGGTATCGCCTCCATCCATTTAACTAGTTCTCTTAGTTTTAAATCACTAAAAAAATTTATCCCTGTTTTAGTAACTTGCCCTATCTTTATCATCATAGTTCTTAGCTTTAAAAGCTTTTCGCTGCTATTTAAATCTAAGCTATCAAGAAACCCTTAACCACTTCTATCAAAATATCAAAATCAGAATGTTTTAATTCTAAAATTACTTCATATGGAAGATCTGCTGCTGCTGCTCCTACTGCTGCTTGATATGCTTGCCCAAACTTAATCTCTGAACTAGAACTATAATATTTTCCTTGAGACACTACTTCTGCCTCGCACAACTTAGCTCCAGTTAAAGAATTAAAATCCATTTTAACCTCTTTAATTTCAACATCATTAAATTTAATAGGATGCTTTAAATTAATAGTAGTAACTCCTCCAATTACGGTTACATAATTTTTTTTATTTTCTTTTGGTACAGTTTTTTTTCCTTCAGGTATTTCTTTTTTCTCCTTCATATTTTTCTCCTTTTTTATTTTTTAAGTTGACTTTTAGCGTCTATTAAGGTAATAATGAATAATGTATTGATATTTTGAGATAGAAGTATTAATGCCATGTGTTTCTTTCCTCAAAGAGTTTTCGTTATTTTTACGAGAGCTCTTTGTTTGTTTTTGTATAATTTTATTTTTGTATAATTTTACTTATACCTTTTCATTTTCAAGTATTTTTTATTTTTACTTGACTTTTAGTACGTTTTGGAGTGATAATACTGATGAGCCAATATAAATACCCAGTGATATTGGTGCCATAATTTTTTAAAGAGCTCTTATCGATTTTATAGGAGCTCTTTTTTTGATATAAAAATTTTGTAAAGTGATACTAATTTTAGTATTGTTATTTAGAAGATGATACTTTTTATAGAAAATCATCATCTTCTAAATAATTGATTCCATCTACTACAAATTTATTGTTTAATTTATCTATATGAAGAGTTTCAATCTCATCTACAAATACTCTTAAACTAATTACTTCAAATTCACTCTCTGTATCCATAGCTTTAGCTGTTTCTGCTTTCCCTAAGTTTTTGTTCTTAGGAGTTACCTTGGCCATTATTCTAATCTTTCTACTTCTCATCTTTCCGATTGGGCTTCCTGGATCAACCATTTGTAAATTACCTCTAAAGGCTAGTTGATGTGTGATAGGCGCAATCAATGTTGTAAACTGGCTATTTACTGCTCTTTTCTTTATCTTCATAACCATTGATTTAGTAAGTCCTGCAATAGGAACTTCTATCTCTCCTGCTATTCCTGAACCTGTAACTGTATCTGTCATAAATTGGATATTAGGCAGTTCTACATCCACTGTTCCTACTTCTCTTAATGCATTCATGTATAAACTAAATCCCTGTAGGGATACTGGAAATCCTTTCATTAGTTACCACCTCCAAATAGTTTCTTTAGGTATTCTGTATCATACTCTAAAGCTGATTCTATCTTTTCTGCTACTCCTACTGGAGTCATATATCTTTTAAAGTTATACTTCCCATCTATTAATTTAGTAGTAGGATTATCCTGTTTATTAAACTCTATCCTACCGCCCAATATGGCTCCTGTGGTTACTAACCCATTGTAGTAATCATTATATGAATCTACGATCTTATCCATAAGCTTGTTATTAGCCGGCTTATCTACATCTAACCAATAAGTTAGTGTAAAGTTGTTGTTATCCCAGATAAACATCCTCTTACATGAGATAGTATTATCTTTAATATCCCTATTTGATGGATAACATCCTGTTCTATTCCCCCATAATCTCCAACCGTTATTAAAATTAATAGAAGTTGCGACTCCATTATCATTTAGATAATCAGCCTGGGTTAATAGAAGGTCTACTTCTGTTTTATTTTTTAAACATATCCCTGTAATATTTAGTGGCTTATTAGATGGTGATTCATATGGGATATCTCCATTTTTAGCATCTACTGTATACATAGAAGCTGCAGCTAAAGTAGAAATATGATAAAGAGTTTTATCAATTAAACCCATTGGCCAAAAGTTATACAAGTTTTCATGGATATAACTATTATCGTTTTTCCATGCGGGAACTTTGTTATACTGATCTATGGTAGTTGCATCTATATCGGCTAATGCTATGCCGGTAAAGACCTCATTAATACTTTTCATAGTAGATACTAGGGCAGTCATTACCTTACTCTTATCTGTCCAACCAGGAGCTAATCCAATGTTTGGGACTTTATTGTATTTAGGAAATATCTGATTAATTAAAGCTATTCCTTCAGTTTTAAGAGTAGTTGTATCTATTCCTCCTATAACATCTGCTTCAGTTACTAAACTAGGTTTTAATTTATCGTAACTTACTTTTCCTGTAGTAAGAGTTCCTGCTAATGTTTCATCTGTAATTATGATACTTACAGATCCATCTTCATTAAATATTGCTGTATATTTTTCTTTAGGAACTACTGTATCATTAGATTGTTTTAAAGATAGACTAGGTAATAAGATCCCTTTATCTGCTATTGTTCCTTTTTTCTTAGTAAATGTGATAGCTCCGTCTGCTACAGCTTCCTTGTGAGTGGTAGGATCTAAAACATTTATGAATACTACTGGTCCTACTTTGAATAGCCTAAAAAATACATCTATAGCTTCACAAAGGGTATAACTAGCCCAATCATCTGAATATCCAAAGGCTTCTATAGCTTCTTTTTCTGAATAACAAAGAACAGGGGTATTTATTTGAGCTTTCTTTGCTAAATTTACTGGTGCAGTTCCTATAATTACCGCACAATTTCCACTTTCTATTACACTAGCCATCGAGGTGGAAGTTTCACTTGTTTTTACTCCATGATTTATAGATCCCATTAGTTCATTACCTCCTCTAATGCTTTATTAAAAAGGATATTTGTTATTGTTCCTGGTTGATCTATTTCATTTAAAGATTCCACATATTTATCTTCAGAAACAAACATAGGAATTATAGATGGATATTTTTCTTTTAGTTTTTCTACTTCTTTAGGAAGAACTCCTCTGAAGATAGCCCCTTTATCTAAAATCCCTCTTTGAACTCCAGGTCCTATATAAAATGTGCTTTTTTTTTTCTTTATCTCTTCTGGTTCTTCTATTTTTTTCTTTTTAGTTACTTTTTTTACTGCCATCACTCCTCCTTACAAATAGTCATCTTGTGGTTGTGTTACTGCTATTTCAAATGAACATTTTGTTTCACCTAGATAATGAGGAAACTCTATTTCTCCATACACCTCATGCTTCATAGATCTCTTTAATATCCCAAATTCAAAATTTGTATCTTTAAAAAAATCTTCTCTGATCTTGTCTATTACTGAGAGAACATCCCAATGACCAGTTGCATGACTTTGGTTTTCTAAAGCTTCGTTTTTCATGTCTTCACGACTTACTCCAATAGTTCCATACAAGATATTAATACTAGCGACACCGCTTAACTCCTCATCACTAATATGAGTAGTTTGAATTAATATATATGGCTCTCCTCTAGCTGCTGATTTAGGTAAAACTCCAGTTTCAACTAGTGGTAAAACAAACTCACCTTTATTATTTATTAACTGTATGCCTTTTACAGCTTCAGTTATTCTTCTTTTTATCTCTTGCTCTAGATTTCTTACTGACATAACTCCTCCTTAGTCTCTAATATCTATTATTGGAGTCCCTCCAGAAGTAACTTTTGGTAATTGACCATCCCATCTTAAAGTTTGTTCATACCTAATTAATTCAGTGGATAAAGATTTTTTCTTTAGGTCATTTGCTTTAGCTTGGGCTTTTGCTACAGTTAATATTCTTTCCGCTTCTGCTTCTGATTGGATTTTTTTAACATTAGCTTTCCCTTGTTCCTGTATAGCATTTCTTTCTGCTTCAATCTGAGCTTTTTGTTTTTCTATTTTTTGTCTCTCTAATTCTTGTTGGGTATTTACTCTTTGTTGAATAACAGTAGCAGTGGCTTTATCTAACCCTATTCTTGAAAAGTTTACAGATTCAATAACTATTCCATCTTTAGCAAACTTTTCTTTAATGTGTTGATAAGTTTTTAAGTTTAAATCCGCTCGTCTAGATCCATATATATCAAGAACACTAAATTTAGAAGTTACTTCTGAAACATACGCTTTTATCTTTACTCTGGTATATGTATTTTGAATAATTTCACCACTTTTACCTTTAAATCGAGTAAAGATTTTAGCTACCTTGTTTTCATCATATCTATATGAATACTCTAAATCCACATTGACCATTTTCCCATCTGAAGTAGGAACTATGAAAGAGTCGTCATCTTCTGATCCTTCTCTTTCGTCTGCAGATAGATATGCCTGTTCAGTTCCAACGGTATATTCTGTTACATTTTTAAAAGGATTGATAAGGTTGTATCCTTGAGTTAAAACTTTTTCTTGAACTCCTCCATTAGGACTGTATACAACTCCTACATATCCTGCTGATATTTTGTGACATGATTTGAATGTCATTAATATCCCTATAACTATTATCACCATTACCGCGCTAAACTTTTTCCCATTAATTATCATTTTTGTCCTCCTAATATTTTATTTTTCAAAGAATTTTTCTACTTGTGTTCCTAAGTTCTTTTCTAATTTTTCTTGGATCAGATCCTCAATAAATTTGATAACATTATTTGTTTCTAACATCCCACCAGTTGAATGTCCTCTTTGTAACTCAATTGGGTTTCTTTTCTTCCCATCTCTTCTAAATACCTGAAGGTTTCCTGGTTGATTCTTAGGAGCATTAACAAAACCTCTTTTTAGTTCTTTTATCCCACCGCTTCTACTTTGAGCTACCTTGATAGGTCCATTACTTGGGATATCTACTCTAAATCTTTTAAGAGTAAATGTATCTGCTTTTCTGTTATTTTTTACTTGAGCTACTGTATTATTTTTATTAGCTTTTTTTATTGTTATACTTGCATTTACAGGTTTCTTATCGATATAGAATTCATCTATGATACGACTTACAATATCTCTTTTAGCTTCCAGCGCTGCTTTATTAGCTGCGCCTGAAACTACACTTTCAATACCATCTGTTATTCCTTCTAGTTCTTTTTGGATTTTATCCATTAATTTACTATCGATCTCAATCATAAGATTTCACCTTGGGTATTTCGTAAGTCCCGAAACGATTTCGGGACTCGCGAAATTGATTATCTGTAATTAGTAGCTATATCTATCCGATAAGTATTACCATGATCTTCTATATCAATAATTTCATAGGATTCCCCATCTAGTTCTACTCTGTCATTTGGCGCTAAATGTGATGGGAAATCTATTTTCTTAATAGATACACAAATTCCATTTGTGTAGATCCCCATCTGTTCTGATTTTCCCTTGTACTTTTTCTTGAAGCTTTCTGAAGATTTAACTACTACAATTTCTTTATCTTCAAAGATCACTTTATCTCCTATTTCATTAGGATCAAAGAGAAGATCTAAATCTTCATCGAGTAGATCTTTAAAGTTCATCTTCAGCCTCTATAATGGCTTCTATGATCTCAGCTTTTTTAGTTACTTCTAATTGAAGTTCCATATCCACTGCCATTTCTTTTAATTCAGGAATAGTTAGATCATCTAGCTCTTTTCTTCTTTTTTCATACGCTAATTCTTCAGGAGTTTTCTCTTCCTGGAAGTTTGATCTTACTTCCATTACAAAATCAGATTTAATTAGATCTTCTGCATCTTTATCATCTAGTTGTATAATTTTTCCTGGCTTATATATCTTCCCTTTATATTCAATAGCTGTTAATTTAACTTTACATTTTTTCATTGTTACCCCCTATATTACTTTAGCTGCGATCCAACCTTGAGCATCTTCTGGTATGATTAATGGTGAAGATTTTAGTTCTAATAGATCTGTATTACCTTCAGGTGAAGG